AGTGGTTTGAAAGTCTTACTCTCCTAATATAGAAACGACTTTCGGGATAATGTAACCCTGGAGTAGCACCAGCCAATAATGAGACTGTACCACTTGGTTTAACTGAAGTAGTTTTGATGGAACGTGGTATTGCAAACCAATCTGAATACATTTTATCCCACTCTTGTATTGTATCATATCCATTCTCCAACCAATTTTTAAACTCATCTAATCCACGATTAGTAACAAACTGAGCAACACCACTTACTGAACATCCAATTCTACGATTTCTTAACATAACTCTGTTAGTATCTGACCAATGTGTTCTACCAAGTGTTACCGATTTCGCATACAGATAAGCATATTTAAGTGTCCTCTGATAATCCTCTAACGAATCGTGATTACTTGGAAATGTCTCTACTAAACAACATAACTCATATGATTCAAGTGATTGTTCAAGACAAGGATTACCACCAGCTACTCTATGGTCTTTATTATCACCACCATTTTTCATTCTTGAGTAGTGTCTCATATTTTCTAACCAAGCAAAACCTGGCTCACCATTATCTACAATACGTTTTGCTGCTTCTGTATAATCCATACCAAGTTCTGCAAAGATAGAGTTATTAGATGTCCACCCATACATTTCTCTATGTGGATTTACCTTATAATTTTTTAAGTCTAAGTATTCCTCTGACTCAGGATCACCAAAAACTATTTCAGCAGTTCTACGAACATTTCCTGCTACAACACATTTACCTATAAGATTCATTATGTCTACGATCGTAGTTACTGTAATTGGTTCACCTGAATTACCCTCTAATACTTTTCTAATATCATCATGAACTTCTTTCAATGGTTCAGGACCACTTGAAACACCACCAAAACCTTTGATTGGTTCTCCTGCTATTCTTATTTTACTATAATCAAAATCTATAGCTGATGTACCATGAAAGTAACTTTCTAATAATAGTCTAAGTGATTCTACCCAACCCTCTCTTGTATCAGGTATTTCAAATATTTCTTCGTTTCTGCTCTTATTTATACCTTTTACTACGATTTCACCAGCACCTTTAGTATCAAAACCGACACCAACACCTAACATAGAGGCATCCATAAGGAAACAGAATGGTTTTGAATAGTCTTCTTTAAGTGTGGAAGTAGATACGAATGCACAATTGTTTAGTGCTGCATATAACCCTTTTTCTTCGGTGATTGCTGTTCCCATAGCCCATAAACCACGACCAGGTGGTAGGAACTTCATATTAAATATTCTGTCGTACATTTCTTGTGCTGATTTTTGAGCTTGCCATGCATTCCAACCCAACTGATAGTTATCAATGTGATTTTTTTGCATCGAGTAAGTTCCTTCTACAACTCTTTGAACTGTTTCCCACCACCTCTCGTTTTTACCATCGTCTTTAATACGAGAATATGTTCTCATGTAAACTAATTCTCCTAACCCATTAAAACCGAAAGGTGCTTTCTTTCTCTTATACTTACTGACGAAATTTTCTGATAACTTAAATTTTTCCATTTTCTTCTGGCTCCTCCTATTTCCTGTAAACTTTATACAATGATAACTATAATATATATTAGATTAAAAACAAACTATTTAATTTTTTTACTATTTTTAAATAATTTTTTCTTATTAGTTTTATTCAAAGCCATCTACATCACTTTGTTTCATGTCGTTATACTTACTTGCCAACAATTGTCTCTTAAATTCTTCACTATTATCCATCTTACCTTGTTGTTCTTTACCTGGTTGAGTTGTGGATTCATAGATTTCTATCTGACCAAGATTAGTATTCATACTCATTGGATAAGTTACACCATCAATACCAAATCTATTCTTGATGATATGACATCTTGCAGTATGACTTAACTTATCTTCTGCTTTTCTACTGATACTCAATACGAAATCAGCTATCATAATCTTACTATATGCCTCTGCAATCTTTGTTGCTTCTATCACTTCTTCTTCTAATGCTGAACGATTTGCTTGTGATGCAGTCCATATTGGAACTTTGAACTCACCAGCTAATCCTCTCAAATCTTCATACACAGCACCTAACTGATGTCTCACCTCTCTCATACCACTATTATCTCTCAAGATATCAGCGTAATCAACAATAACCATATCAGGTTTTATATTCTTTAGTTCTAATTGTTTTAGATGTGCTGAAAGTGTATTAACAGTTGCTGCTCTTGTTGGGTAGTATTTAATAATCATCTTACCCTCAATAGAGTCAATGACTTTCTTCACTTCATCTTTTTGAAACTTAATGTTTTGTGTAGTTATACCACTAAAAACAGTATCATATCTTAACCCAACATAGGTTTCATTCAATTCTAATGTGTAATGAACTACAGTAAATCCTCTTTTCAAAGCACCTGCAGCTATACTCTGAAGTAACCAAGTCTTACCAACACCTGCTGGTGCAACTACAACACCTAATTCACCCTCACCTAAACCACCATCCATAATATCATTTGTAATATCCCAAGGCGTTTTTATCGTAACTCTTGTAGATTTAGTCAATCTCTCTTCAATACCTACATTGTAATCATGACCGATATCTACAGCAGTTCCAGCTTTCATAGCTGTATCTATAACTGTTTTTATACCATCATAGTTTTGATTTTCTAATAGAGTTACAGATTCCATGATAGCAGATTTGATAACTTGATTCTTACAAAACTCTAATGTTTTCTCTTGAACAAACTGTAAGTCTGTTGCTTCTCTATGTCTCCAAGCATCTTTTAGTGCTTCTACAACTGATATCTTTAGTATATCATTCTCAACATCATCTATTGCTATCTTAATAGCTTCTAATGTGGGTGTGGTTTTATACTTTATAAAGTAGTTATGTATCTCTTTAACCAACCACTTGTTAGAATCTGATTCAAAGTACTCTGGTTCAAGCACTTCCATAATAGTCTGTAGGAACATCGTATCAGTTAAACAAGATGCTATAACTTTAGATTGGAATGATGTTCCAAATTCGACTAAAGAACTATTATTGTTCTCCATATATTTCTTTCGTGAGTTTTGTTTTTGATAAATTTAATTTCTTCTGTCTATACTTATCTTTCATCTTTTTCAAAATGGTATCTTTATTTCTATAATAGTAATCCATTTGCCATTTTCTCTGAGCTTCTTTCTTTTCTTTAGCAGTAAAATACATTTTTTTTCTACCCATCAGTTTGCTCCGCATATTTATCCATCGTGGTAAATGTTTGAGCTAACCAACTACTTACATTTGGTAGATTTTGAAATAATCTATCTTCCATAAACATGGCTTCAAATTTGAATTTTACTAAACGTCTGATAGGACCTCTGATAACATCGATTAATTTTGTTTTAGTTGAAGCACTTATGTTTACATCTTCTAACTGCATCAACTTATAGTTACGTTCAAGTAACTCCTTGTTCTGTAATATTTTCACAAAGAAGTTTCCATCATCATCTTTGTGTTTGTGTGCATATTTGTATATCTCTTGTAGACTATAATTATTATTCTCAACTCCCAAAGTTGGTATATTTTTTACCAATGTTTTAGTAGCTATTCCTTTTACACCATCTATATTATCAGATTTATCACCCTCAAATATTTTAGCCATAATAAAGTTCTCTGCAGTTACACAATACTCTTCTAAAACTGCTTCTTTGTCGTATAATTTTTTCTTAGTGGGAGACCAAACTTTGATATCGTCTGATACTAATTGTAGGAAATCTTTGTCGGTTGACATAATTACTTTTTCACCATCAGGTATTACACTCTTTGCGATATAAGCTATAGCATCATCTGCTTCGATACCATCTACGGATATATTAGTTACTGGTAATAATTCAAGATACTCTGCAACTCTTCTAAGTTGTAGATACATATTCCGTCTCTCATCTTCTACGTTTTCTAAACCTGCTACTCTATTAACTCTGTAAGACGTTCTACGTTTGTTTTTGTAATCGGAATATAATTTACGGCGGCGGTTGCTCCCACCCTTGCCATCAAATACTATGATAACACGAGTGGGATTAAACATATTAATGGCAAATCCTATGCTTTTAAGGAAACCAACAATGCCACCAACATGAACGCCGTTGTCGTTTAAAGTTGGCATTACGCTGAATACTCTGATAAAAGTATTCAAGCCGTCAACTATTAGCACTTTTTTGTTTGTGTTCTGAAAGTTAACAGAACCACCTTTTTTCTTTATCTCATTCAGTATGGAAAGGTATCTGGCGTTTGACATCACTCACCAACCACCTCTTCCGTCTCAACTACATCATCTATTCCCAAATCCTTCATATCATATTTCAATATAACTTTTTCGCATATCTGTTCGTAAACGAATGATTTGAAATCAGGGTCTGATAGTTTCTCTCCGAATTCTTTTGATTGAAACTTGTGTTCTGCTCCTAAGTGGTCTGTAAGTGTATACCATGCACCAGCTTGTTTTACAATCTTATG